AGTTTCTTGCTGTTGTTTTAATATTCAAGGATTTTATTATTATCCAAAACAATAGGAGATTGTCCTGGATTTTGTATAACAATTTTATTAGAATTTTGCGCCATTTGATCTTTAGCCATATTTTCAGCATACTTTCTACGTTGTTCTTCAATTTTTACCATTTGTTCTAATACATCTGGTTTCATTATAGGACGTCCAGGTTCATAAGTTTCTAATATTGTATCAATATCTTCCATATAAAATTTTCTTAATTCAATATCACTAATAAAATCCTCTACCCTTAAATCTGTTTCATGTATAACCTTAGGATTGGGATTTTCCAATAATTTTCTTTTATCAAACGTGTTATGTTGATGTGAAAAAACTAAGATAACCTTTTTAGGGTCTAATTGTTTTAATGGCACTTTATAACTATCTAGGAAAGCTTTCTCTTCAGCTAATGCGGCATCATAATCATATTTATGATCATCAAGTAATTTCCTTCTAAAAGCAAATGTTCCGGCTGTAGCATGATTTTCACCATATGGACCAAATTTATAAATTTTTTCAATATGTTTAAAATAAATAAAAATTTCACTACTTCCACAAATCATATAATCGGGGTTATCTTGTAAAGTCTTAACTGCGTGGGAAATTCTATCTTTAGGATAATAATCATCATCATCCATATAAACCAATATATCTCCTTTTGATTTTTTATGACATAAATTCCTTTTTCTTCCTAATGTCATTTTATCTTCATAATAAAAATACTTAACTTGTGGTATATGTTTAACTAATTCTTCAATTTTATCAGTTCCATCATCTATTATAATCCATTCGATTCTATCTTTAGGATAATCTTGGTGGTCAAAAACACGTATCATAGATTCAATAAATGGTCTTCTATTGAATGTTGGTGTAATAACAGAAACCAGTGGAAATTGGTTTTCATGATCCTGTTCTTTAGAGATAGGACTATCATGAATTGCAATTTCTATATTTTCTTTTTTATTATTTTTATTATTTTGATTATTTTGATTATTTTTATTCTTGTTCTTATTTTTATTTTTACCCATAATTTAAATATAAAATATTATTTATTTATATTTAAACCAAAAATTACTAATATATTAATCATAAATATATCATCTACGCATTAGCTTTTTGTGCCCTATAATTAGCAAATAATCCCATTAAAACTACAACTAAGGTAGCAGAACCTACAACATTACCTAATTTTGAGAAAGCAGACATAAGAACAAAGATTGACCAAATTATTAGAAGTCCATGTTGATATTCACGTAATTTATTTTTTAAATAAGCAACACCTCCATTTTGCATTAATGGATTGAAAAATGTATATCCAACAAAAGATAATAATAATAAAAGACCAATTACTGATGCCCATTGGATACCAATTGTTAGTAAACATAAGACTAACCATATAAGTGCATATGGTAATTCAGTATTAAATCCACCAACAATACCTAATATTAATCCTATAATGGGGATAACAGGGACGATAGTTAATAATAATACAATTATTGGATATAAATAGAATAAATAAGGTGTTTGTGAATTCAAATCCTTAAAAAAATGCAACATTTTAGATAATAAATTTCTACCATTAGCAAAAGCAAATGCAATAGATTGTGTAAATATACTAGAAAACTCAAATAAGAATGTTCCTTCTTCTAAACTTTCATATGGAAAACTATATGGAAACCATAATTGTCCAGTTGGGTATAATGTATTTAAAAATTTAGTTCCGTCCCCACCTTTCATTGCACCAAATTTAGGAACTCTAGCTCCAGGTGGATTGTATGGAAGATTATTTAGACTACCTGGTAATGATACATTAAGATTAGTTTCCGTAATTAAATAAGTAAAATTTGAACCAAGGGTTCCTAATATTAAAACATAAACTAGTGAAATTATAATACTTTTAAGAAAAGATAGCCAATTATCAGGGTTGGCAGCCTTATCTTCTGGTTTTGCATATTTTTCTTTTTCATATTTTTTTTTATCAACATTACTCATATTATTCATATTATTATATTAAATATATATTAAAAATCTTATAAAATATAGAAATGGTAAATTTATAAAAATTAATTAATACAATAAATGATTATTTAGAAGGTATAAGAAGTTCTTATTCATATCTAAATCTTCTAAATTTCATAGATATCAATAAAAATATAACATTTATTTGTGAATCAATAATTAAATAAAATTTATGAATATTTTTCATAAATTAATTTAATTTAAGTTTAAAATTTATCTATAGATTTAATATATAATATGCCAAAGTTAATCTCTTTATTATTTTTAGCAAGTTTAGTTGGTTCATTTGCTGCTCCTTTCCACAATGGTATAATTATTGAAACAGATGGTTTTAAACTTTTAGATGCAAATAAAAATACTCAACATAACAATCTTAAAATTAGCGATTTAGAAAATAAAATAACTCATAGTTCAGATATTGAATGTGGATTATGTGTTTGGGTTAGTGGTATTGTAGAGAATTATTTATCTAAAAATGAAACAGAAACTAAAATTGAAAATTCAATCGATAAATTATGTTCAGCTTTACCAGGTAAATATGGTGATCTTTGTAAAAATGTTGTAGAACCCAGAATCCCAGATTTAATTCAATTAATAGAACAAAAAGAAAGCCCTGATGTAATATGTTCACAACTTAAGTTATGTGACTCTAAATTTATGAATGAGGTAAGTGAATTTGATGAATGTTTTTTTAATATGGTATTTGCAATGCACAATACACCTTATACCTTAAAAACCAATGACAGAACAAATTTTTTAAGTTTTATTAATAATCATTGTTAACTAAAATATAAAATTATTCATTATTTTTTATATTTTATAACTATCTAGCATATGTTAGACCACAATTACCTGATATAAATTTAACAATATTATATCTTTCTTCAAATACTGTTAGGTCATAATTATAATCATAAATATTCCAATTAGTTTTATTAACACCTATAGGAAGACCAGATGAAGGATCACAAATTGTATAAAATTGTGCTGAAGCATCCAATGGTGGTTGATAAGTAGAAAATTCTAATTCTATATTAGAAAATTTACTCATATTTATTGCCCCATCAGGTTGTAAGGTATCATAATAATCTGTATTTAATCCAAAATTATAAAAGTAAACACCATCTATAGCATTACCACTAGTATTTTGGTAGTTTTCAACATATTGATACACACCATTTTCAAATACATTTTCTCTATATTCACCATTTAATAATATTCCTAAGTTTAATAAAATATCTTTATGATTTTCAATACTAAAAACACCAGTAATAAAGAGTCCAGAAGATGTTAAATCAGGATTAATAGAAGGATTTAAAAATGGATTTGTTCCACTTGTTGAAGGACAAGGATTAGGGAAATTTACAGGAACACCATTTAATGGGATAGGTGGATAAATATCAGCTGGTAAATATTTGTATGGCCAATTAGTATAATTAGACCACTCATTTCGTAAAAACGCATCGTCACGTTGAAAAACAAACATCCAATTCGCAACCATACCTAATGATTTTAATTCTATTTTTTTACTACCTGTTACGTTTCTAAAATCATATTCATAAACTTCTTTAATTAAATATTCCTGACTATAATTAGCAAAATATTTCATCTCATCTTCACTTAAAAATCCATATGTACTTAATAAATGAATATCAGCATTCCAATTAGTTCTTTTATCCGTATATTCTAATTCTTGATTTGGTGGTGTTTGAAGAAAACGATAAAATTGTTGTTCACTATTATTGAAATTTGGTTGTATATACGGATAATTATTAGAAACATCTGTAACATCACGGATTTGAATAAGTTCTCTTACAGGTCTTAATGTAATATTTATTTGTAATTCATTATATTGTAGAGAAATCAAAGGAAAAGCTAGATATGATGATAAAGAAAACCAGGTTGATAAAGGAATATATAAATTTTGTCCTCTAATGGAAGGTTCTGCGCCAGCAGGGTTACCCAAATGGTATGCATTTGGATAAGTATTTACACGAGAACCGAAGTTTCCAGGATCGTTAAAATATTTTGTATTTCCAGTCATTTCATTAAATTTTTGTAATTGCTGTTTGTTAAAATCTCTATTTACTTTATTCATTAAATATTGTCCGCTGAATTTTTGCAAAGTTTCACCACCGACCGTTATTTCTACTTCTTTAATCATTTGAGCACCTAAGTTTTCTATCCATTTAAATTCGTATGGTATCCATGCTGTAGAACAATCTTGAGGAGGATAAATCGGTGACCAAATTGTAGGCAAATTAACAACCATATAAGTATCCATTAATAAATCACCATATCTAGGAATTCTAAAGGTAAATTTACTATCTTCATTTAAACGTAAAACTCTTTGTCCATCATAATCAATGCGAAATTTTTGTAATCCAAAATTAGTATATTTAGAATAAGTAGTTTTAAAAAAAGATTTATCAGGATTTCCTGTTAAATATACATTTTGATTTCCCGTTGCTATTAAATTTAATAATCCACCTGCCATAGTTTATATAAATGTATATTATTTTTATATATTTATATAGAATTTTGGAATAAAAAATAAAATTATAATATAAGTATGATTAATATTGAAGCATTAACTAAAAATACCAAATATATAACTTATGGATTATATGCTATAATTATTGTAGTTCTTTTATTACTAGTATTTTATATATTCACAAAAGTAACATTGGATAAAAGAAATTGTGTGGCTTTAAATAAACTATATCCTGACTTTCCACCTCTAAAAAGTGCGTCTACAGATATAGACAATGAAAAATATAAATTAAGGGATTATTATATTAAAACCGCATATAATTGTTGTGCAAGTGGCGAATTTAAGAATGATTATGTAAATGTATGTGCTTTGAAAAAATGTATAGAGCAAGGATATAGATGTTTAGATTTTGAAATTTATAATATTAATAAATATCCCGTTATTGCCGTATCTCCAACTAATAATTTTTATACAAAAGGTAGTTATAATTCTCTAAGTTTTAATAATGCTATGTTAGCTATTAATAATGTCGCATTTGCTAGTGGGACATGTCCAAATGCGAATGATCCATTAATATTACATTTTAGAATTAAATCTGAACAAAATGAAATTTATGATTCCATGTTTGATACTTTAAGTAAAACTTTCAAAAACAGATTATTAGGAGAAAATTATGGTAATGAAAATAATGGAAATAATTTAGGTGATTTATCATTATCAACTTTCTATGGAAAAGTAGTTATCATTGTTGATAGATCTAACCCTGGATTTGAAAAAACTAAATTAAATAAATTAGTAAATTTGGCAAGTAACTCGATGTTTATGCGTGCTACTCGTAATTATGATGTCGTTTATACTCATCAATTTCAAGAATTAATTAATTTTAATAAAAAGAATATGACTCTTAGTATGCCAGACCTAAGTGCTAGAAATTCTAATTTAAATCCTGCAATTCATATGAAATATGGTGTTCAATTTATTGGAATGAATAATCAAAATGACGATACAAATTTACAATTTTATAATCAAGTATTTAATTCAGATAATACAGCATTTGTTTTAAAACCTGCGGAATTAAGATATATTCCTGTTACAATTAAAGCACCTAAACCACAAAATCCTGCTTTATCTTATGCAGAAAGAAATGTCTCTACTGATTACTATAAATTTAATATTTAAATTGTTAGATTATTACTTTAATTAATATATTTTTTTCTTAAATTATATTAATGACTATTGAATGTAAAAACATGCAGTTTAGTGATTGTGAATTAGCAATATTAAGAGAAGCTGTTGATAAAGCAGAAATTAGAGAAGGAGCAAAAAAAATTCGTGATCCTAAGATTCAAGAAATTATAAGTGTTGTAGAATGTATGTTGCGTTCTAAAAAATTATTATGTTATGGTGGGACAGCTATTAATAATATTTTGCCCGTCAAAGATCAATTTTACAACAAGGATGTTGAATTTCCTGATTATGATTTTTTTAGTCCAAATGCATTACAAGATGCAAAAGACCTAGCCAATATATATTATAAAAAGGGTTTTGAACAGGTAGAAGCAAAATCTGGCTCTCATTTTGGTACTTATAAAGTTTTTGTTAACTATATTCCTGTTGCCGATATAACACAAATAGTTCCTGAATTATATAATAATTTAAAAAAAGATGCTATAGTTAGAAATGGTATA